AGAGATCTAAAGATCTTGGGTCTGAAAAAGAAATTGTTCAGAAAACACCAGGAACTTATAGCTCAAGATATAAGGGTTTAGTGTCCCCTGAGAAGGATATTGTTGATGAATATTACTCACCAACTTACGATTCTCGATACAATTAGACTTTCCTTTTTTAACTTTTGCCTCTATTTTAATAATTATTGTTAATATAGAGGTTTTTTATGTCTGAAAAACTTTCAGAAGAACTCAATGCAACTAAAGAAGAGCATCTAAAATTATTAGATAATCCTATTGCAGCTGGTGATTTAGCTAATGAAGCAGGGAAGAGTTACATGAAAGGCCTTTTTAAAGCTATTGATAATCATGCGAAATATAATAGGAAAAAGCTTTGGATTATGGTAAAGATAGAAAAAGAGATGTGGGATAAAAGAGCTATAAAAATATCATTTGGTGTTATGGATAAACCCTTAACTTTCATGCGTGAGAGTATGGATTTATGGGAATATGATTATACAGAGGATAAATTAAAACTATGTTGGTCTTTGCCACATAGAGTTGAGATGAAAAACTTTTTACGAGCTCCTGAGAAATATTCTAAAGATTTGATAAAATGGATTAATCTTTATCTTAAACAAGAAAATTTAGATTTAGAAGATTCCTCTTCAATTAAGTTATCAGTAAAATAAATATTTCTATCAAATGAATAATTTACTAGTATCAGTTAAAAAATCGCTTGTCAGCGTTATGACATACTTCAGCGTAATAGGAATGTCGCAATTCCAAAGGAGTCTAAATGTCTGAAGAAGAAGCAAAAGGCGTAAAAGATCAGGAAACCGCCATCCCTGAGGCGAATTCGGAGGATAAAGGCCCCTCTCAAGAAGCTAAGTCTAATCAGCCTAAAGAAGGTAGCAAAGAATATAACTTTGCTCGACTACGTGAGAAAAGTGAAATGGCAGAGAAGAAAAGTTTAGCTCTTGAGAAAGAAATTATTGAGCTGAAGAAGGCAATGGAAAGCAAAGTTGCTTCAACACTTTCTGTGGAAGAAGACGAACTAGAAAAGCTTGATCCAGATGATATATTGACTGTTCAACAGGCAAAAAAGTTATCAGAGAAACAAGCAAAAATAATAGTTCAAGACATGTTAGAGAAGCAGGAAAAAGCTTCATTGCCTGAAAAGACGAAAGTCAAGTTCAATGATTTCGATAATGTAATGACAGAAGAAAATATAAAAAAACTTGAAATTGACGAACCTGGTCTTGCTGCTGCGTGTGCTAAAGCACCTAATCCATGGGAGGCTACCTATAAGATCTTGAAGAAATTTATTTTGCCAAGCCAAGAGGGAAAACAAAATAAAGGTGAAGAGAAAATGAATGAAAATTTATCTAAGCCAGCTTCAGTAAATTCTGTAGGTAGAAGAGGGCCACTTTCTGATGCGAATACGTGGTCAGAGGCTTCCCGGGACGATCTTTATAAAGAGATGATGCAATCAGCTCGTAAGGTTCGGTAATGGAGAATAGATAAATGAGTACAACAAGCACGGTTTTGCCGGCGCCAGTACAACAGCGTTTTAGTGCAAAGCTTTTGTCTACTCCTCAAGCAAGATTGATTCACCGTTTAGCAGCGGTTCCTTACTATATGCCTGAAAATTCTGGTAACATTCTTCGTATGAGAAGATATACCAGATTAGATACAGCACCTGTACCAGTGAATCCTGCTATGATGAATCCACCTTCACAGTTATTAACAGCAGTAGATATCGATGCGACGATTGATTGGTATGCTACTTATGCTGTAATAACAAAGGAAGTGACTTTAATAAATCAGGATCCAGTGTTAAATGAAGCTGCTGCTAGACTAGGCCAGTCACTTCGCGAAACAGAGGATCAATTAATTAGAGACATGCTTGAGGCAACCGCTTCAGTTGTGAATTGTGTTGCTGGAGTAAATGGAGACAATCCAACAGAGGTTGTCAGAGCAGATGTTGATGGTGTCGTAGCGACACTTCAAAATAATGATGCTGAGTTTATCAGTGAAATGATAGGCGGAGAAAATAAATTTGGAACAGGTCCAGTAAGAGATGCATATTTTGGTATGGCTGATAGTAATATGATCGGTCAACTAGAGAACGTAGCTGGATTTATTAACAAAGCACAATACCCTAATGATGTAGGCACCTTGTCTTCTGAATGGGGCTCTATTGGTAACGTTAGGTTCTTTTTATCTTCACGTGGATCAATAACAGGATCAGCTTCTTTACTTGGTGCGGATGTATATAACATGTTCATCACAGGTCAAGAAGCATACTGTAATATTGAGCTCGATGGAGCTTCTGCACAGTTTATATATCATCCACCTGGCTGGGGAGATGATCCATGTGAACTAAGACAGACAGCAGGATATCGTTTTGCTTATGCAACACGTATCACCAACGATGCTTGGGTTATTAATTTAAGAGCAACACTAGCTTAAGGAGGAGGATTATGAGTACACCATTGTCGTTGATCGCTCAAGGTCACTTCACCTCTACTGGTGCTGCGACCACGGTTGAATTACCGAAAGAACCACATTATTTTGTTATCACTAACCGTTCAACATGGGGAACAGCACCAACAGCTGTTGTTCGTTCAGAATGGTATAATGGATTTGCAGATGGCCAAGCTATTACCTTAACAGAAGGTGGTGGTAGTGCATTAACTGGAACAGCTATTGCTGCTGGTGGAGCTGGGTTTACATATGTAGATCTTAGTGCACAAACACCAGGTGCTTTAGTTGCTACAGGAACAGCAGCTACTAATGCGACTCCGATTGTTGTAGCAGATGCAACTTCTCCAGCAGTTGGAGATATTGTAAGAATGTTTAACACGACAGGTATGTTACAAATATCTAGCTTGGATTATACAGTTACTGCAGTAACTGCTGGTGTAAACTTTACACTGGGTTATGCAGTTGGAGCTGGATACGCAGCGCCAGCAACTAATGCAGACTATAGAATAATTCCAGCTAAATATTATTCACCTTACAGACGATGGATAGCAAATATTACAGCGGCAGCAGCTGCAGTGATAAGTGTTACCGTTGCGCATAACTATGTGGTAGGTGATTATATTACAGTGCATAATCCAGATGCTAACTTTGGAATGCCTGAGATTGATGGAGTTACAGGGCTAGTAACAGCTGTTACTGCTAACACCATAACAACTGATATTAATTCTGCTGCATTCACAGCATTTGCATATCCAACGTCAGCTATTGCTGCTGCTGGATGTTCATTCCCTCACGTTACAAACACAGGAGAAGTATCTACAAAGCTTACTTCTTCTATGGATAATACTGCTTACTATGGCATGTATCTTGATACAGGCGTAGTAGGAGCTAACACTAACGTAATGGATTGGATGGCATTTAGCCGTGATTACACAGTGTAATATTGATTTGGTAGGGGAGGTTTACTCCCCTTCCTTAACTTAAAGGAGAATTTATGAGTTTTGTGAAGGAATTTACGACAGGTTCAAGAAGAAAGCGAAGCAAGGAAGAGTTAAAGAAGGCTGAAGAATTAAGAGAAAAAGCTAGAGATGAAGATTCTCAAATGGTAGTTGGTATTTTTAAAAATATAGAAGTTCCAGGTGGAGATTTGTCCTTTACATACAGGAAGTATAAAGAAGAGCCATTTAGAAGTTATCATTTTGAGGATGGGAAGGAATATACTGTTCCAATGGGCGTTGCAAAACATATAAATAATATGACAAAAGTTAAACAACATGCTTATTTAGTTGATAGCGAAGGTAATAAAGTTCCCGGAACAGGATCCTATAGGCAGAGGTATCAATTTTTATCTAAAGAGTTTATGTAATTATGACAGATCCAGATTTTGAGCCTGAGAGGCATACTATAACAGCAATAACTAATGCTAAAGAAGCTGCTGTAACGACATTGGCGGCGCATGGTTATAGTAGTGACGAAATAGTTTGTTTAATTGTTCCTTTAACATATGGTATGCATTTAGATTATGTAGAAACAAAGATTACAGTAACTGGAGCAACTACATTCACATGTGATTTAGATACGCAGAGGATGGATGCTTTTGTCGCTCCTGGTACAGGAACAGTTGCTCATTGCTGTCCTGTTAGCGAAAGTATAGATAATGTAGCTACTTAGGAGGGTTTATGGCTGTAACTGGAACGTTAGAGCAAATAAGAAATAAAGTTAGGTTAATAACTGGTAGGCCATCGCCAAATCAGCTGTCCAATGCAGATTTAGACAATTATATAAATGATTTCTATGTTTATGACATGGGAGCTCATTTAAAGATGTGGAATTTAAAAAATTCCTTAAGTCCAATAGTAGCAAATGCTGGTGGTGAGAGAGTATTAACTGAGGGAGAATGGTTATATCAGGTGGATTCGAATGTTTATACGAGCCTTGAACCTCCATTTTACGTTGCTGGTTATGAGATCTCTTTTTTCCAAGATATCAGATCGTTTATGAATTATTTTCCTTCATATTCTGTTTCACAGACATTGGCAACCGGAACTGGAATCGCTGGACCTTATACTGGGACTATAACAACTACACCTGTGTTATTTAGGAGTGTCTTTATCTCTGCCATGGATGCAGCTGGAAATACTTTAGTAGCTGAATGTAATGCAGCTGGTACAATAACTGGAGATGTTGTGGCAGGCGGAACAATTAATTTAGTAACTGGTGCCGTAGCTGGTTTGACATTTACAGCAGCTATTCCTGCTGGTAATTTAATAACAGTACAAAGCTTAACTTTTGAAAGTGCAAGGCCTCAGGCAGTTTTATATTTGAATCAAGCATTAGTATTTTATCCTGTTCCAGATACGGCTTATGAGATTGCTTGTACAGTTTATTATAATCCAGATGAATTGGGTGCAGGTGATCAACCTGAGATTCGCCAATGGTGGAATTTAATAGCTTTAGGTGCGTCAATTAAGATATTTACAGATAATTTAGATGTAGAGAGTATCGCGAAGATCCAGCCTTTATTTGATCAAGCTAAAAGGTTAGCTGAGAGAAGAACCTTAAAACAATTATCAACACAACGAGCATCAACTATATATGATTACGGAACTAATTATCCGTATGGATATAGTGGTTATGTGGCTTTATAGGAGGAATTTGTGCATTATCCTAAAAATATAAAGTGTTGTAACTGTAAAGATGGATTTATAAGAAAAAATATATCCATAAGATGGTGTTCTGAAAAATGTCGATTAGAGTCTAAAATTGAAAAAGATAAAAATGATTGTTGGAATTGGACAGGCGAAATTACAAAAGATGGATATGGAAGAAGCTCTATAAAAGGAAAATCTATGCATGCTCATCGATATTCTTTTATCATTTTTAATGGAGAAATCCCTAATGGAAAGTTTGTATGTCATCATTGCGATAACCCATTATGCGTAAATCCTGCCCATTTATTTATCGGAACGCAAGCAGATAATATGTTAGATAAAAAACGAAAAGGAAGATGCGCAGATAGAAAGGGTGAAAAACATCCATTGTCTAAATTCAAAACTGAAGACATCCAAAATATTAGAAAATTTTATAAACAAGGAATTACACAACGAGTTTTAGCTTTTTTGTTTGATTGTCATCAGAGTCAAATATCTCATGTTGTGAGAAGGAAAAGGTGGTCTCATGTGTAAGTCGTTTAAAGTTAGGAGTTTACTTTGACATTTAACCCAGCAATACCAGCGGCCGCCGATGATCCTTCTGTATCACAAGGGCAGATGCTGACGAATTTTAATTTAACAAACACGTATTTTAGCACAGATCATATAGCTTTAAATGCTGGTGCTGATCAAGGTGAACATCAACAAGTAACGTTGAATAGTGTAATAGCAGATCCAGGCCTAGCTGATCCAAAATGTTCTTTGTATATAAAAACAGTTGCTGGAGATAGTGAACTGTTTTTTGAAAAGTTTGATAATGGAGCTGCAGCAAATCTAGTTCAACAGATGACTAATTTAGCTATTACTACAGTAGGTACGAATAATGGCGTGACAACGCCGTGGGGATTAATAATCAATTGGGGAACTTATTCTACTCTTGCAACATCATTGGCTATAACGTTTGCTGTACCTTTTGTTGGCACGCCAATAGTTACATTAGGACGCGAAGATAATGTGATCCCTACAACAAAATATGTTTCCTATCAAAACGGAACTGTTACGAATCTTGGATTTACAGTGATAGGAAGTGCAGCATCCTTTAATGGAAGTTATATAGCTATAGGAGTCTAAATGCCACATCTTTTAGTATCAGCATATGATGAAGGGGTTAGGAGAGATACTGATGCCTTCTTGCTTCCTGAAAATGCTTTTTCACGTTTAGAAGATTCTTATATTTGGCGTGGAAGGGTAAAGAAGCGTCAGGGGTTTGGTGATCTTGGAAGATTAAGGCGTGTTTTTGCAGCTACACCATTAGTACAAGTTACTGGAGTAGGTGTTGTAACAGACACAATAGTTGATCTTTTGAATGATGGTGCTATTAACTTAAGGGCAACAGAAGCTAATGCAGAGATACAACCAGGTAGTGTTGTAGTAACTACAGGAGCACCTGATATAGGTACTTGGAATGATGCTACGACTAATGGAGTTATGACAGCAGCAGGTGGTATAGCAGTAGATGGCACGATTAACTATGCTAGCGGTCAAATAGTTCTCAATTATACGGGTCCTACAATTGGCGGAGGAGTAATATCAGTTGCTTTTAATTATTTTCCGTCTTTTCCTGTGATGGGTCTCAGGACTAGAGAAATACAAGCTACTAATGCTGAACAGACAGTAGCTTTTGATCAATTATATGCCTATAGATATGTTCTACCAGGCGGTTGGGAAGAGCTTCCTTCTACTTTGGCAGTTGTTTGGAGTGGAAATAATTCGCAGTTTTTTTGGACTACAAATTATAGAGGGACATTAGCATCTGAAAGCTTCTTTTGGGTGACTAATTTTAACCAAGGCGTAGGTGGTGGAGATCCTATTTATTATTACGATCCAAATGCTGCACCAGCAACATGGGTAGCATTTTTACCTATAATTAATGGAGCTAATGAGCTACATCAATGCAAAATTATCCTTCCTTTTAAAAACAGATTAGTTTGTTTTAATACTTGGGAAGGAGCGACGCTAGCTACTAGCGTGCAATATCCTCAAAGAGCACGTTGGTCACAAAATGGAGATCCGACAACACTTGCAACATCATGGCTTGATAATGTAGTAGGTGCAGGTGGTTATATTGACGCTCCTACATCAGAGCACATTGTATCAGCTGAGATAATCAAGGATAGAATCATAGTATTTTTTGAAAGATCTACATGGGAATTTGTCTATACAGGAAATGAAGTGTTGCCGTTTATATGGAAAAACATAAATACAGAACTTGGATCTGAGAGTACATTTAGTGGTGTTATTTTTGATGAAGGATTGCTTGCTGTAGGAAATGTTGGCATACATTCAGCTAATGTTGGTGGTACAGTGAAGATTAACCTTCAGATACCAGACTTTGCTCAGGAAATAAACAATTCAGATAATGGTTATGATAGAGTTTATGGCATAAGGGATTTTAATAATGAGATGGTATATTGGACTTATCCTACATTTGTTGGAGATCCTGAATTTCCAAATCGTGTATTAGCTTTTAATTATAGGAACAATACTTATTCATTTTTTAGAGATAGATTCACTTGTTATGGGTATTTTCAAAAGGCTAACAATTATACTTGGGCTACGTTGCCTTATTCCTCTTGGTCATCTTGGAATGTTCCATGGAACGCTTCAGTTGGACAAGCTCTTTATTATCAGATAGTAGCTGGCAATCAACAGGGTTTCACTCATTTATTTGATGGATCAGGTACAAATGATGCCTCTCTTACTGTGACTGCGATTGCAGCTAATACAGTAACATCACCTAACCATAATTTAGAAGTCGGGCAGTATGTTAAATTTGAGGATCTGACAGGTATAACAATAACAGCAATAGGACATAGCACTACTACATATCAAGTGCTAACAGTGCCTAATGCTAATCAGTTCACTTTTGATGGAACAGCAGCCGGAGCTTATCCAGGCGGTGGCTCAATAAGGGTTGTAAATTACATAGATATACGATCTAAGAACTTTGTTCCATTTATAACAGAAGACTTTAATGTTAGATGCAAATTAGCTGAATTTTTGTTTACAACGACATCAGCAGGTGAAGTTAGCGTCAATTTTTATATTGAATCAGCTCTAGACTTAACTATAGATCCATTAATAGGATCTAATGAAGTTAGGACATATCCTGAGGATAATGACATATTAGCAATCCAGCAGAACAAAATTTGGCATGAGATTTATCCTAATTATGTATCTGAGTTTTTACAGGTAGGGATAACTTTGGATGACACACAAATAAGAGATGACGGGATTAGAGACTCTGACTTTGAAATGCATGCTATGAGATTAAGTGTAGATAGAGGAGATAAACTTAGATGAGTTTTCTGCCAATATTTTCTCTTGGTAATTACTTACCAGAAGATATAGATCTTCCTGATGATTCTCATGAGCTTCGAGTTATATTGAAATCTATATTGGAAGAGAATGCAAAACAGACAAACAGGAAAGACACAGGAAGTTACGAAGAAGTAGAACAGCTAATTAATCAGCAGTATTTTGGAGCAACTCCTCAGGAAAAAAGGAACGTTTATCGCAGAGTTTATGATATAGGAGCAATAGCAGCAGGAGCTACATTAAATACTGCGCATGGACTTGGAGCTGTTACAGAATTTACTAGAATATATGGAACAGTAGTTACTGCGGTTCCTGATTATAGACCACTTCCAAGGGTCTCTACAGTAGCACTCAATCAACAGATATCATTAGATGTGATAGGAATAAACATTGTTATTATTAATGGAGCAGGTGGTCCTAATATTACTGGTGGTCTCGTAGTTCTCGAATATTTGAGGAATTAAACGTCTAATTCTTTGCTTGAACCTATTTCAAAAAAAGCTTTTACTAAACTAAAAAATAAACAGGAGACGGATATGGGTCTTAAAGAAATGTTATTCGGAAAAAAGGAAAAAATAGAGCAATTTCCTGCTATGACAGGGCAGCAACAAGCTCTTTTGCAACAATTATTAGGTGGAATAGGTGGTCCATTGCAAGCTGGCATGGGGAATCTGCAGAGTTTATTAGGTGGCGACACTGAAGCTTTTGAAAAACCGCTTATGAGAGAGTTTTTCGAAACTACAATTCCTAAAATTTCGGAACGATTCACTGGTATGGGCGCAGGTGCTCAAAGTTCTAGTGCGTTTACTCAGGCACTTGGTCAGGCTGGAGCGGGTTTGGAAGAAATGCTCGGAGCACTTAGAGGCGGACTGCAACAGCAGAGTCTCGGACAGCTATCACAGCTTCTTGGACTTGGACTTGGTGCTAAGCCTTATGAAACTATCTTCCGACCTGAAACATCCGGTCTCTTAGGTGGAATGGCACCGGGAATGGGACAAGCCGGTGGTTTCGGTCTTTTAAAATTACTAGGAATCTTTTAGGGGGTCAAAATGGTTCAAATAATACAGCAACAGCCTTCTTTAGCAGAGCTTTTAGGCGCTGGCATGGGAGCTGGGATATCTACAGGAATTCAAAATAAGTTAGATTTGATGCTTAAAGAAAAAGCCAATCAACAACAAATGGAAAGATTAGGTCAAATGCTCGGATTTGATCAACCAGAAGAACTAGTAGAAACGACAGATATAGCAGAAGGTGAAGAAGCCCCCAAAAAAACTGCTTTAGAACAGAGAGAAACGCAATTAGAGAAATTAGCAACAAACCCAATGGCAATGATGGAATTAGCTCAAAGTAATCCTCAAGTAGCTAATCAGATACAATCTATGTATACAAACCTTCTTAATAGAAGAAAGGAAGAGAGAAAAGTTGGGTTCGTTACACCAGAAACACAAACAAGAATGACTGATGTGCTTTCTAGACAATTAGATCTTCTTAAAGATAAAAACATTGGTTTTGCAATGACTCCTAAATTATTGACTGAGAAAGGTAGAGAAGATCGGGCAGAATTTGACACATTAGGGGCAAGTGTAGAAGCAGCGCTCTTACCTCTTTTAAATAAAGGAGTTTTATCAAAGTCTAGGTTCGATTATATACTCGGTAACATACCTAGATCTTCAGATACAATTGGGAAAATAAAAGGAAAAATTAAAGCTTTAGAAAGAGAATTTGACATTAAGCTTCCAGGTTTGAAAGAAAAAGATGCCGCAGAAACAACTAAAGTTACTGATAAAGAATTAACAAAAGATATGGCACAGAAATTCTTAAAGGCAGCCAAAGGTGACAAAGAAAAAGCAAGAGAAGTAGCGAGAAAAGCCGGTTATAATTTTTAGGAGGTTATATGACAGATGTATTTGATGAACTAGAGTATACAGCTCCTGAAACTTCTGATAAGTCAAAAGAAATAGCTAAAAGCTTTAAGTTTTATGGCTGGCAACCTAAACCTGAGACCATAGAAGCTGTTAGAAGGCCTCTGGTGCAAAAACTATTATATCCTGGGACAGAGTTCACCTCGGCATTAGTTGGAGCTCCTGGCGACGTTTTATCGCTAGTTAATGAGTTATTAGCTAGGCCTGCAGCTGAAGCAATAACTAAAAAACCTACTCAACCATATGAAGAAACAATATTTTCTAAAATATTACCTACAAGTGAGATGGTCCATAGAAAAGCAGAAGAGGCAGCTGGAGAAAAAATCAGACCTGAGGGAACAACAGAAGAATTATTGGGAACGACAGCAGGATTCTTGGGAAGTATGGTCGGTCTTGGAGCCAAGGGAATCGGAAAGGCTGGTCAAATTCCTTTTACAAAAATAAAAATCCCATCTGAAATAAATACTATTTTGAATGCATTTGCGCCAGCCGCAGCTTTTACAGGAGCTAAAAAGGCTGACTTGCCGCCTTGGATGACTGTTGGTGCTACTCTCGGGACTTCTCTTTTAACTCATCGACTTACCAACAAATCCATTCCTCAGATGCGTGATGATTTATATAAAAGAGCTGGAGACCTTTCAAAAGGTCAGATCATTTATTCAGACAAGCTTCTTGATAGAATAGATGGATTATATGAACAGCTTCAAAAGGGAGGTAAAACTTCTGCTAAGAGTTCAGTCATGAAATTTATGGATAATATTAGAGCTAAAGCTATTGGTGGCGGGATTGAATTAGATGATGTGATTGAGGCCAGAAAGAATCTATTTGAAGAAAGCAAAATGCTCACAAAACAACAATATAAGCCTACAGAAAGATATTGGAATCATGCACGTAAAGTTTTAGATGATACAATCAAAGATTATAAAAACCCTGAATTTCAAAAAGTATTTAGAGAAGCTAATTCACTTCATAAAGGAATTCAAGACTCAAAAAAGATGGAGAATTGGGTTAAAGGTCATTTAAAGGAATCAGCCATTGGATTGGGAGGAAATTTTTTATTGCGACATCTGCAAATTGCTAGTGGACTAAGTCCGCTAAAAGCAGCGGCAGCCACAAAAGCTTACTATTTCACAAAAGCTCTCGTTAAAAATCCAGGATTTCGAAAGGCATATAAAGATGTTTTAAAGAATGCAGCCAATGAAAATATTCGGGGTACTTCTAGAGCGCTTAAAAACTTTAATGAATATTATAGAAAATTAGATATAGATAAGAAGGAAGTAGAAAAAGATATTTTTGATGAATTAGATTAAAGTTCGTCAAATTCATCACTGGTACACATACTTTTTTGATCTCTATTCCAATCTAAAAATGATCCGATAGCATAGAAAATGCAAATATATCCAATAGCTCCTAATAATGTCATGAAAACCTCCTATTCTTCTATTTGTTGAATTTCATTGACAGCTTCTAAACTAAACTTGTCTTTATACACTTTCTGTAGTTGCTCTTTTCTTTCTTGGAATGAATGTCCTAGTTGTATTAGTGCCGTGTTAATCCTTTGTAGATTAACTAGAGCTTTTATCTCTTGAACACACATGCATTCTCTAATATCTTTAGTATTAAATTCTTCTTTAAGCTGTTTAGCTGTTTTTCCAGTAATGATTCTGTTTATCATGTCTGCTTCATTTGTATAGTGGTAAAATTCTGTTGGATTATGTGCTTCCATAATAGCATCTGTAAGAGGCCGATATCCTGTTTTAGCTTCTAATCGTCCCATTTTTCTGTATTGTTCCTTTCTAATAAATTCTAACAATTCTCTATCCATAGCAACAGCGAAGTCTTTAGAACACCATCGTCCAAACTCAAACGCACATAATCTATGTAAAAGAGTTCCTCCATATCGACCTCTTGTGGTTTTTACGATGTATGAATATCTGTTTTTTTGTAATTCTAAATGGTCGTCAGACGCCCTATTAGAATTTTTTAATAAATAAGGGTAAGCGCGAATTAAAGCTTCAAAAAAACCTTTTGCTTCATCTCTTTTTAACCATTCTTTTGCTTCTTTACCAAAATGCTTAGCAACATCAGTTGCATTAAACCAAAGTTCTTCAGTTTTATGAAACATGCTCAAGTCTAAAGAGACTTCAACGTCATCAATTTTTATAACTTCATACTTTTTCATTATTTGTTCCTTTAATTGATGGTATCCATTGCACTCTGTTTAAATCACTTCTTCTTAGGCTTTCTAAGGAATGGAATGTCATCGTTTTTAGCTCTTTCCTTTGCTTCATCATTTCCGTGTTTATTCATTTCTTTTTTGATCTCTTCTCTCATTTTGCTTATATCATGATCAGTAGGAGGATGCATATGGATGTGTCCCAAATATAATTTTGAAAAGGCGATTAATCCAGTAGTACAAATAGCTAGTGTAGCAATGGAAATTAAAATTTTAGATAGTTTACTCTCTTTCATTGTTTAGCCTCTCATCTCTTACTTTTTTAAGTTCTTTCTTCTCACGTAAGATTTTTTCTATAATAGCTCCATCAACAAAATCTTTAATTGTCATTCCGACAGTAGTGGCAGCTAATTTAATTTCTTTATGTTGCTCAGTGGGTACTTCAAAGACAATTCTTTTGATTCCGTCTTTTTTAGTATGTTTTTTTACTTTCATTTGTTAACTTTTAATTTGATTGTTTGTAATATAACAAACATAACATAAATAACAAATATAACACAAGAGTAAAAAAAATGGCTAAAAACCCAAGTCGAACTTACGGAATATCTAATCCGTTACAAGACATGCCCCCACCACCAGTTGTAGCTCAAAGAGCTCCAGTTGCTGGCGATACCGATTTTGAAATCGGAACTATGTGGATAGATCAACCAAATGATGATGTATATGTATTTACAACATCAGCGGCAGGAGCAGCAACCTGGGCTGTATCAGCTACAGGTGCTGTGATGCTGGATAGATTACTACCAGATGGAGGAACTTCACCTGTAGTACCAAATGCTGCTAATGCTATTACTGTAGCTGGAGGTACTAATATTACATCAGTCGGCGGTCTAAATACTGTAACATTTAACTTAGATGCAGCTATTGCCTTGGCAACGTCAGTTACTAGTCCACTTTATTTATTTCCAGCAGCTACTGATGGAGAGATTAGATCTACAGCAGGTCAAGATTTGCTTGTGACTCTTGGAGATGCAGCGGGTGCAAATTTCTTAAATATTCGCTCTTCCACTCCGGCAACAGTAGTTTCAATAGATTCTTTAGGAACTATTATATCTCCAAATTATACAGCAGCAGCAGCAACTGATGCTGTTATTACTGCTCCTGCAGGACAAGAATTAGACATTATTATGGGTGACGCAGCTGGAACTAATTTTATTGATTTCCAAAGCGTTACACCAGCTAGCGTTGGTACTATTGATTCTTTAGGCCAATGTGTCTTTACTAGTTTTGAAGCAGGAACTAACTTAGCTAGGATTTCTACCTACACTACTAATTTAGCAATTATTCAGGCATTTGCGGATGATGACACAGCTTCAGGTGCTGCTGTTAGAGAAGCTATTTATGGAAATCTACAAGTAACCTCTGGAGATGGTAACCATACTCCTAGTGCTGTATGGGGATCTATAGATGTAGCTTCAGGCTCTGATGCACTTCAAACTTTGGGTGTTTATGGTCTTTGTACACAAGCTGACGGTTCAGCTATTACTTCTACAGCTGTTGGTGTTGAAGGGGAGTTAGACATAGATGAGACTGATGCAGCTGATCTGCCTCAAATTTATGCATTTGGTGTAAAAGGTTATCTTCAAGGAGAAGACGCTGGTGGAGTACCTGCAACTGGTGAGTTTGCAGCTGTGGGTGGTATTCTACAATATAACACTCCATTTAATGCATATGCATATGGAATGTGCGCAAGCCGTTTAGGTGGTGGCGCTGGAACAGCTGGTAGAGCAGCATTTGGTGTTGCTCAAGGGTCTCAAGCTATTCCAGATTGGCTCTACGGCCTTGATCTTTATAATACAACTCCTGGAAATGCTGGTGTGGCTTATACAACAGCAGATATCAGATTATGGAATCAATCTACAATTGATTCAGCAGCAGCAGGCGTAACCTTTACTGCGGTAGCCGGCGACAACTATACATTTGTACTTGGTGATGCGGCTGGTGCTAATTATATGAATTGGATGGATTCAGGCGGTACTAATGAAGTAGCTAGTATTAGTTCGTTAGGAGACGTAGCTGCTAGAAATGTTAATTATACCAATACTCTCATAACATTTAATTCAGCCCCTGTGATGGCTACCAAAGCTAATACCGGTGGCGTTCCTACTGGTGCTACAGGTGATGAAAACTTGATGGTTCTTCAACAAGGCGAGATAATGGAACAGCATATTTTAGGTGCTGGCCAAACT